GGAACCGGCACCAAGCCTTTGTGATGGAGTTCATCACGAACTGGGAAGAACCGCCCGCGGCATCCGGAACGTTGACGAGGAGGAAGCTTCCCTGCGGGTAGGCGATGGTAACCCAGCCTGGGCGGGTGGCGAACTCACTCACTACTTGTGTGAAGGTCGGATCGATCTTGGAAGTGAGCGCTGCGCTGCGATCGATGGAAGCTGTCTGCAAAGCCCGGGACAGCGGGAACAGGCCATTTTGACTGAGCATCAGCACGTCACCGCCATACTTGGCGAAGCAGTTCCGGCCAACAGGCTCGCCGATGTAGTAGACGCCGACCTTTTCAAACGTGGTGAAGTTGTCCGGGTCGGTGCCTTTGTAGATTGCGACTTCCCCCTCAGAGGAGGCGAAAATCGTGTAGTCGTCAGAACCGCTACCACCGTCAATTGTCCAGGTAGCGATGTTGACGAGGTAACCGCCGCGACCAAAGATCTGCCCGAGCGGGAATTCGACAAGTGCTCCACCGATCTGAGCGACAGGCAAGTAGTAAGCTGAGAGCGAGCCGGTGGTAGTGAACCAGAGACGGCGAACTGCGACGGTGACAGTGCGGAGAGTTGTTGTCGCTACGCCGGTGATGGCAGGGACACTGGCGCCGTCGATCTCAGTCCATGTTGTACCGTCGTAAAGCTTGAGCTTGTTGACACCATTCACCGCGATCAGGAAGTGCCCGCCGACAGTAGCGAAATTCTCCCAGGAATACTCTGCGGCAGTCGAGGCCAGCAGGGAAGCCCCGACGGTCCCTGTCAAGGTGACATCGTAGATGCCGACTGCGGTCGCGGCGAAGAGCTTTGCACTGGTCGGACCGTTCCATGGAAGCAGCGTGCCGGGGGGCGAGCTGAAACCAGTCACCCAGGCGCTCGCCCCTTTCCGCAGGACAACCTCGGTTGCGGCTGGGAAGAAGTTGTCGAGAAGCAGGGCGTCCGCTGGCGGCATCGCGGCCAGGGGGTCGCGGGTGTTCCAGCCACCGACAGGCGGGGGCAGGGAGCGGGTTTGGGAGTTCTGAATCCCAGGGCGCCGGCGGGAAATGGCAGGCGGCCGCATCACGACACCGTCCAGTTACCTGCTGGGACGAAAATACCAGGTTGAAATTCGGTCGCGCCGACGGCCTGGGACAGCACAGGCTTGGTGCCATCACGGCCAGCCATGTTGGCGCCCATTTCCTCGTACCTGCGGAATTCCTCCGCGTAGTCGAGACCTTTTTCCGACCGCCATTTCCAGCGGAGAGCGGCTTGCAACAGCCGCTCCTCGAACACAAAAGTGTCGTCGTCGGCAGTTGCATAGGACTTTTCGACGGATGTTGAACTGAGAACTGCGTAGGAGGACTTGTACTCGAAAGCGCACAAGTGCCCGGCAACTGCCGTCGGGTTGAAGAGCAGCCGCCCGCCGCGAATACGGTACTTGTAGAAAGGGCCGGAGTTCGGGAGAGCTTTGAGGGCTTGCCATTTTTCCGCTGCCAACGGCCCATACACCGGCAATCGCAAGGTGCGATTGTAGATCGTCTCGTTCAAAACGCTCAGGAACCCGGAAGGGGCAAGGGTGCGAATCGCACCCTGGTCTTCTGCCGCGACAGTGGTGAAGGTGGCTTCCTTCACCAGCCCTTCCCAGGACCAGCGATCGCAGATATCCTCCAGACACTCGTTGAGCAGAGCCTGGAGCTGCGTGATCTGGGTGTTGGTCGCCCCCGCGACAAAGGATGGAGAAGGGAGCCCGGCGCGCTCGCAGAAAGTCTGAATCACCGAGAGCATCGTCATGGCGAGGGCTTTCGCAGGTTAGAGGCGCTTGGCCCCGGCAGGGGTAGGGGTTTCAGGTGCAGGTGCTGAGAGCCGCTGTTCGAGCGCAGCAAGACGCTCTTCCAGCGACTGGTTGCGGAGAATCAGATCAGCATTGGCCGCTTCCAGCGCAGCCGCACGTTCCGCCAACTTGCCTGTGCCGGAGCTGGCGGCAAGCCATTCGACAGCACGCTGTTTCAGCGCACGACCCCCCATGCCGATGCGATGGAGGGTTTCTTCATTGGCGTTGGCCAGGTCTTCCACCGTACGCACGCGCGCGCCAAGGATGGCTTGCACTTGCGCCGGACTGGCGGCTGGCCAACTCATGATCGGGGTGCCGGACAAGGGCATTTCACGGCCCTCTTTCCAGGCATTGTAGCTTTCCTGGTAGGCACGGAGCCAGCCGGGTTGAAAGCGCTGCTCCTGCACCTGCTGCGCGAGCTGCGGGAACCATTCATCGACCTTGCGCTCGATGGTGTCTTTGCTGCCCATCGGGGTGATGAGGGCGAAATCCTCATCCTTTGCGACGTAGTGGCCGCTGGCGACGGAAGCGGCACGATCCTCCACAGCACGCCGCTCGAAGCGGACGTAGGGAGGACGATCTTCGAAAACTGCAGGCTGGCTCATAAGGTTTCCCCAAGGAAGGTTGATCGGTGTATCTTGTTATGCCCCAAAAAACCGGCAGGCCAGGTCCCCCCAACCTGCCGGAAACCCTGGGGAGGGGTTTAGGTGATGGCGCCCTGCGCGACCGGGAAGCCGATCAGGCCGCTGCCATAGCCGGTGTAGGTGCCGGTCAGGGTGATCGAGCCGGAGGCCGTGGCCAGCTTGTCGATCGTACCGATGGCGCTGCCCATGTAGATGGTTTTGCCGTCGGAGTCGAGCTTGGCGACCACCGTGCTGGCAGGGACACCGGTGCCGGACAGGGCCATGCCGAGGAACAGACCGTCGTAGCCGGAAGTCGCAAGGACTGCCGAATTGGTCGTGGTCTGCGCGGTCAGAGTCTTCGTGCCGGTCGCCGAGACGCGATTGCGGCAGCCGAGGAGCTGCTTGCCGGCCGCGTTGGTGCCCAGGATACCGGCAGCGGCAATGCCGATGGCTGCGTCCGCGGCGACCGTGGCGTTGGTCTTGTAGACGGCACGGCCCGAGCGCTGCACCCAGCCGAAGGTACCGGAAGCCATTGGCGCCATGGCAACGGCGACCGGGAAGCCCTGGTTGGCGGTGTTGGGGACCAGCACGGCGTTGTAGGACTCGTCCCAGACCACGACGCTGCCCTTGAGGACGGCGTCTGTCGACTTGACGTACATGAACACGCCCAGGCCCCAGAACGGGTCGGTGGCGGTGACTTCGAAACCAAGCTGGTGGCGCTGCGTGGTGTCGGGGGCGAACCAGTCGTTGAACGGCTGGGCGCCGGCGAATGAATTGGAAGCGAACATGATGACTTTCCTTGATGAGGGGGATTGACCGGGGGATTACGCGGTGGTAATCCCGGCGGATTGGTCTGACCGATCAGGCCTTCAGCACGCCCTGCAGGCTGCGGTTGCTGGTGACCAGATTGCCCATCCAGAGGATGGGGACCACAGCCGCGTCCTGGTTGTACGGCTTCATCTCGTCCATGATGGCCAGGTCAGCATCCTTGTGCATCACCAGTTCGATGTAGTCCGTGTTCTCGAAGTACATGTGGTTGGCTGGGATGCCGCTGCCACCGTCGAAGATGACGTCCGCGGTCTTGTACTTCAGCGAGGCGAAGCCGCCGGCGGCCTTGCCGGCACCGCCGTCGCTGGTGTAGCGCTTGATCGACGTCTGCGACTGCTCGTAGAACGAGAAGTAGTTGTTGTCGGCAATGATCAGGTCCGGCGCGTCGTCACCGCGGACCAGGGACAGCCACAGGGGCAGCATCAGCGATTCCATCGTGCTGGCCGACGGGGTGATGGCACCGCCACCCTGCAGGGGGGCCGCAGCGGACTGCACCTTGTTCTGCCAGAACGACCAGGTCGAGGAGTCGATGCCACCCACCGTGCCGGTGCCGGTGTCGGAGATCAGCGCCTGGATGCCGTTGATCTGGTTGGGCAAGGTGCCGTCGGAGTACAGATCGCCGGAGAAGTTGTTCTTGAAGGTACGCATGGCGTTCTTCATGCGGGCCTTCACCAGATTGATGATCCGGGACTCGCCACTGTTCGTGCGGAGTTCCAGGCCACTGGCAACGACGTTGATCGCGATCTGGCGCCACTGGAACTCGGCCGAACTGATCACATCGGAAGCCGACACGTTCAGCACATCGTAGCCGGAGTAGCGCTGGTAGGTACCGTTGGCTGCGTAGTCGAGGGGTGCGACGATGGTCAAGCCGCCGTCTTCACGACGCATCTGCTTGCTGTCCATGAGACGGCGCAGCATCGCGTTGTTCTTGGACACGTTGTCCTTGATTTCCTTGGAATGCTTCCGGAAGGTCGTCGAGACCAGTTCCGTGAAAACTGCATTGGGAGAGGGCATTTCTAGCTCCTAGCTGGGTGGTGGAAAATCACACTTAGGCTCGCGCCTTGATGGCGGCGAGAGTTTCTGCAAGCGTGTCGTCGATGCTACCCAGCGGGGCCGCTGCGCCCGCGCTCTTCGCTTTCGTCTTCACATTCACGGCAGTTGCCTTGCGAGCAGCTTCGGCTCTGGCGGTTTCCTCGGCTGCGGCTTTGGTGGTTGCTTCCGCTTGTTGGCGGGCAATCTCCTTGCTACGAATCGAGGGGTTGATCCAGATGGCCTGCTCGTAGGCTTCCTGCAGTGTCTTCGCGGCCTTGGCCTCCAAGAGACGGACCATGTCGTTGGCGACGTCTTTGAAGTAGGGGTTCTTCGGGTCAAGGGAAAAGGCCTCGATTTCCTTGACCAGGGTTGCTTGCTCCGCGGCCGCGCGGGCCTGGAATTCTGCAGCGCGCTCAGATTGTAGGGCGTTGAATTTCGATTGCAAGTCCTTGACTGCCGGATCGACGTAGAGCTGGTCGCCGGCGGGCTGGAGCTGGTCGAGCGCAACGCCGTAGTCTTGGGCGATCTTGGAGAGGTACTGGATCTTGGTCTCGGGGGAGCCGGTGACCAGGTTGTAGTGGGCCTGCATCAGACCGGAGATTTGCTGCAGCGGGTCGATGCCGTGCTGGCGTAAGGTGGGGAGGTAGGGCTGGAGGACGGACTGGACGGACTTGCCGAAGCTGGCGTCGGTCTTGTAGCTTTCCAGGCCGGAGAAGATGTCCTGCTCGCGCTTGGCGATTTCGGCGCGAACGGTCGGGGACAGGGCAGCCCATTCGGCAGCGGCTTCCTTGCGCCAGGTCTTTGGGGGCTCCAGCGAGGTGTCGGCGGCAGGAGCGGGGGCTGCCGGAGTGGGGGCTGGAGCTGGCGCAGACGTGGGTGCCGCTGCAGGCGCTGCCGCAACCTCCGCAGCCTTCACATCATCCGGCGACAGGTCCACCACGATGTCGCCATCGTCAGCCGAACTGCCTTCGCCGAAGCCAAGATCAGCCGAAATGGCGGCACCAGCCGCCTCCATATCAAAGTCAAATTCCCCAGGCATAATTCAGTTCCTTACTGTCGTACCACAGCCACATCGAGACCAGATTCCATTTCCGCGGCAAGTTGCTCGCGCTTGGCAGTGGGGAGGGTCTCGACGAACTCCTCCACTGTGTTATCGAGCA